GGAACAACTCAGGTTGACAACATCGTTACCACTTACACCTCCCCAATTACCAACGTGTTAGTTGGGATTGGCGATATTTCTGGATCAATCAATAGCGTTAAAGTTAACGGCGGGGCTGCAACAACGGTTACATCGTCACAGGGCACCGGAAATTACGGCACTTACCCCGCATACTTCTACGCCAGAGCAGGAACCAGTCTGTACTTCAGCGGCAACGACTACGGCTCAATCGCCCGAGGCGCAGCATCCACCGCAGCGCAGATCACAGGTGGTGAGACGTACATGGCAGCCAAGACGGGAGTGACGCTGCTTGTCGAAACCTTTGATTTCATCACCACGGACGCAGGCGACCAGATTGTCACTGACGCTGGTGACTCTGTAATCACAGACATTTTTTACATATAAGGAGCCCTCATGGCAAACGTACCAATTTCAAACCTGACGACAACGTGGAACAACGTATCCACCACGTTTACGGGCATCAAGCTCAACGTCACCGACACAGCCTCGGCTGCGGCATCGCTGCTGATGGACTTGCAGGTGGGTGGGAGCAGCAAGTTTAGCGTTGGCAAGGGGGGCGAGGTTTCTCTTGGCAGTAACGGATCGGCAGCTGCTCCCTCTCTTGCGCGAGGCTCATCTGGTTTATATTTCAGCGGTGCAAATGGCTTAATTTATTTTACTGTTACAGGTAGTTACCAAGGCTCCTTCCAAACCGGTATTTTTTCCTTAAGGCAACAAATGGAGCTTGGATGGGAAAGTGGGGGCGCTGCTTCTGGGCTTGACCTTCGCCTTTTCCGTGACGCAGCCAACACCCTAGCCCAGCGCAACGGCGTCAACGCTCAAACCTTCCGGCTGTACAACACCTTCACAGACGGCAGCAACTACGAGCGTGGGTTCATGCGGTGGAACAGCAACATTCTGGAGATTGGTGCGGAGGCTGCGGGTACTGGAACACAGCGCCAACTACAGTTTCCTTTGGGCACAGTCACGGCATCAACACCGTTGAGCATTACACAGACGTGGAACAACGCTGCAATTACATTTACAGGAGTTCTTTTTAATGCAACCGACACAGCCTCGGCAGCAGCGTCCAACCTGATGGACTTGCAGGTGGGTGGGAGCAGTAAGTTTAGAGCAAGCAAGGGCGGTGAAGTGCGCCTGTCTGCGGGAACAAGCACTAACGTGTCTCTGGGTGCCGTTGGCACGAATAGCGGAATATTTTTCCGCACGGCCACTATGTTTGAAGCAAGCAACGGGACCAACACCTTTATTTCTGCCCAAACACCCGGTTTTACTGTTGCTTCAACTATGTCTTTTTCTTGGTCTGGTGGTTTCCCAGATATTACTGGTGCCGACCTCTTGCTTTTCCGTGACGCAGCATCCACCCTAGCCCAGCGCGACGGCGTTAACGCGCAAACACACCGCCTCTATGGAACTTACACCGATGCCAGCAACTACCGTCGCCTGACCAAAACCATGAGCACAGGCGGTGTGGCCGCAATTAGACCGGAGGGCGCAGGCACTGGCGCATCTGGCAACGTGCTGCACATCTCTGGGCTGCCAACCAGCAACCCCGGCCCCGGCATTCTTTGGAACAACCTCGGCGTCGTAAACGTAGGAACATAATGCAAATCGAACTCACCCCACAAGAAGCCCAGCAACTCATTGGTCTGCTGGACCTTGCAACCAAATCCGGTGGCCTTCAAGCTGCCCAAATAGCGCTGCCCATCGCAGTAAAAGTGCAAACTGAACTTGACAAGGAACCAAAATGATCATCACCATCGACACCAATCTGCCAGCACCCGGCCCATTTGACACTGACGAGGCTTATTGCCAGTTTGTGATGAGCAACGCTGCTCTGAGCTACCAAGCGCAGTACAGCACAGCCACCACTGACGAAGGCATCACAGCAGCACGCGCAGCGTACAACGCAAGCCTGCCAGCGCCACAAGAGCCACAAGAGCCCGATCCATTGGAGGCTTGATCATGGGTGACTCCACACTTGCAACCGTTGTCGTGCTGGCCGCAGATCAGGCAGCCGCACAAGCCGACTTCCCTGCTTATTTCAACGCCCCGGCCAGCCCGGATGGCCAGCCGCCAATCACGAACTACCTGACAAACGGGTACTTTGCCGATGACGAGCTGGATACCATCTGCAACGATGTGCTCTGGCCGAGAAAGGTGTACTTTGGCTCGCTCGAAACAGGCTTGCAAAAAGCAGGCTTGATGCTCGTGTACCCTGAACCAATCGTCGAAGAGGTTTGATCATGGCCAAAGCATCTCCAAAGAAAAAAGGCCCGTCGCTTGCCGTGGGTCGTGGTGAGAAATTGCCAGTCTCCAAAGGTGCTGGGCTTACAGAAAAGGGCCGCAAAAAGTACAATGCAGCAACGGGCAGTAACCTCAAGGCACCACAGCCGCAAGGTGGCCCGCGCAAGGACTCATTTTGCGCACGGATGTCGGGTATGCCCGGTCCGATGAAAGATGAGAAGGGTCAACCCACCCGCAAAGCTGCGGCGCTGAAACGATGGAAATGCTGATATGGACATGATGCTTTGGAACGCGGGGCTCAGCGTAATTGTTGCCATCATGGGGTTCTTCCTTAAGGGCAGATTTGACGAGCTCGACCGCCTGAGCATTTTGCTCAACAGGACCCGGGAAGAGGTGGCACGCGACCACATCACCCGGCAGGAGTTCCGCGCCGACATGGCGCAGCTGCTTGACAGATTTGACCGGCTTGAGCGAAAGATTGACAATCTGAGGAACAGCAATGCCGTCAACTAGCCCCAAACAAAAACGGTTCATGGCAGCGGTGGCCAATAACCCCGCGTTTGCCAAGAAGACAGGCGTCCCTCAGTCGGTGGGGCAAGATTTTTCCAACGCGGACAAGGGCCGCACATTTTCAAAAGGTGGCGATATGAACAGCATGATGAAAACAGGTTACGCAAAAGGTGGCATGGCCATGGTCAAAAAGGGCGGCAAAATGGTCCCGAGTTTTGCAGCAGACAACAAAGGCAAAATGGCCAAAGGCGGCATGGCCAAGGACGACCTGAAGCAGGACAAGGGCATGATGCAAAAGGCTGTGAATAAGCACGAAGGCCGCTTGCACAAGGGCGCAGAAATGACCAAGCTGTCCAAGGGTGGTGCTGCTTCTGCTGGCAAAACCAAGGGCGCTACGGTCATGATGAAACGCGGCGGCAAAGCCTGCTAAGGAGCAAAACATGAGTCCAGCTGAAAAAGAAGCCCGCGAGATGATTGCGGACAAAAAGGCCCGCGCCGCTGCCACCAAAGCATACGACGCTGCGGACAAAACCCCGCCTGCCCCCGCACCCAAGCCAGATGCGTCTGCGCCTAAGAGGTTTGCCAAAGGCGGTTCGGTGTCTGCGCGCGCCGACGGCATAGCCCAGCGCGGCAAAACAAACTGCAAGATTTGCTGACATGATGGCCAGCCGCGGCATGGGTGCCGTCAACCCCAGCAAGATGTCCAAGGGCAAGAAGACTGCTCGTCGCGACAGCGCGGACTTCACGCAATACGCCGAGGGTGGCAAAGTCAATGCGGCGGGCAATTACACCAAGCCCAGTCTGCGCAAGCGGATTGTGAGCCAAGTCAAAGCTGCGGCAACGCATGGCACCGGAGCAGGCCAATGGTCGGCCCGCAAAGCACAGCTCGTGGCCAAGAAATACAAGGCCGCTGGCGGCGGGTACAGGGACTGACATGAAGGCTCCACAACAATCGCTCAAGGACTGGACCAATCAATCTTGGACCACCAAGTCCGGCAAACCGTCTTCCAAGACGGGGGAGCGATACTTGCCTGCAGCGGCCATCAAGGCCATGTCACCTGCCGAGTACGCAGCCACCACCAAAGCCAAGCGTGCAGGCAAGGCGGCCGGAAAACAGTTCGTGGCGCAACCTGCGAAAATAGCCGCCAAAACCGCAAAGTACCGTTAACAGGAGCAAAGATGAAGACAGAAACCATGCGCATGTGCGCTGAAATGACAGCACGCCACCAGCTCAGCGCTCTTGGCCACGTAGGCGAAGACGTGCAACAACTGCTTGACGAGCTGGCCACTGCCCCCGATGGCGACTTCACAATCAAGGTCAGCACGCGCAAGCCCAAGGCCCCTGCTGCGCCAGTGGTTGAAGAAGCCCCGGTCGAAACTCCAGTCGAAACTCCGGTCGAAACTCCGGTCGAAACTCCAGTCGAAACTCCGGTCGAAACTCCAGTCGAAACTCCGGTCGAAACTCCAGTCGAAACTCCGGTCGAAACTCCAGTCGAAACTCCAGTCGAAACTCCAGTCGAAACTCCAGTGGTTGAAGCAGCCCCGGTTGAGACACCCGTCGAAGTACCTGCTGCGGAGTAACGTATGGCAACCTCTGGAACTGCCGCCTTCAACCTTGACTTGACGGAACTCGTCGAGGAGGCGTTTGAACGCGCCGGTTCTGAGATGCGCTCAGGTTACGATTTGAGGACCGCACGCCGGTCTTTGAACCTGCTTTTTGCGGACTGGGCCAACCGGGGCGTCAACATGTGGACCTTCGAGCAAGGCTCGATCACACTGGTCCCCGGGACAGCCACCTACAACTTGCCCGCCGACACGGTCGACCTGCTGGAGCACGTCATTCGCACCGGTGCCGGTAACGCGGCTACGCAGGCAGATTTGACAATCACGCGCATCAGCGTGTCAACTTACGCCACGCTGCCCAACAAGCTCCAGCAGGCCCGGCCCATTCAGGTCTGGATTGAGCGTTTGCAGAACGCTCCGCGCATCACCGTCTGGCCAGTGCCAGACAACTCCCAGACATACACCTTCGTGTACTGGCGGCTCAAGCGCATCCAAGACGCAGGCGGGGGCGTGAACACCATGGACGTGCCGTTCCGGTTCATCCCCTGCATGGTTGCGGGTCTGTCGTACTATTTGGCCTTGAAGATTCCCGGCGGCACAGAGCGCTTGGGCATTCTGAAGCAGCAGTATGACGAGGCATGGGACTTGGCCAGCTCTGAGGACCGCGAGAAGGCCGCTGTGCGCTTTGTTCCGCGTCGACAGTTTATTGGTGGTGGGATGTAATGAGCAACCGCTTTTCGTCCGGTAAAAACTCGATTGCCGAGTGCGATCGGTGCGGCGCGCGCTACAAGCTCACAGAGCTGCGCAAAGAGGTCATCAAGACCAAGACGTACAACCTGCTGGTATGCGCGTCTTGCTGGGACCCTGATCAGCCACAGCTGCAGTTGGGCATGTTCCCGGTGGATGACCCGCAAGGCGTGCGCAACCCGCGGCCGGACCGCAGCTACGTCATCTCTGGACTTTTGGCTGATGGCCAGTCTGGCGGTGGTAGCCGAATCTTTCAATGGGGCTGGAACCCGGTTGGTGGGTCCAGTGGTTTCGATGCCGCTCTGACGCCGAACAGCTTGGCAATGGGTGTGCAAATTGGTACAGTCACGATTGTGACGACATAAGGAGGCCATCATGGCTTACAAATCAGCAGCAGACGGTGTCGCCTCCAAAGGCAAAACTCACGCCAAGGTCATGGCCAGCGACGGCCCTACAGCGGCCAACCCTCGTGGCGGCAAGGGCGGCAAGGGCGGTCCTACCGGGCAGCAAATGCGCGCTGTCGGCCGTAACATGGCGCGGGCCAACAACCAAAAGTGAGAACATCATGGCCAAATACAGTCAAAAAATAGGCGGCAAAGAAGTCGGCCAAGCCAGCGTGTATGCGGAGCCTCACACGATGAGCGGCAAAGTCGTCAAGGCTGAAGCAAACCCCGGCATTGCCCCGGCCGCGCCGCGCATGACCGTTGGTGCAATGCGCACAGACGCAGCTCCTGCAGCCAAAACCTCTGGCATCAAGATGCGCGGCACCGGTGCGGCCACCAAAGGTGTAATGTCTCGAGGCCCGATGGCATGAACTACACCGAGTTGTTTAACTCGATCCAGACCTACACCGAGAACCAGTTCCCGGTGGTGTACTTGGCTGATGGCTCAACTGTGTCCGCAGCGACGCAGATCAACACCTTCATCAAGCAAGCAGAACAGCGCATCTACAACTCGATGCAGTTCCCGTCGGTGCGCAAGAACGTGACGGGCTTGGTCTCGACAACGACGCCGTACCTGTCGTCGCCAAACGACTTTTTGTCGGTGTATTCCTTGGCGGCCATAGACGCTTCGGGCAACTACAACTACTTGCTGAATAAGGATGTGAACTTCATCCGCGAGGCGTACCCCAACCCCTCCAGCGTTGGACTGCCTAAATATTACGCACTGTTTGGCCCGACAACCACAGCAGGTGGCGTGATCACGACAGAGCTGTCGTTCATTCTTGGCCCAAAGCCAGATGCAAACTACGTCGTGGAGCTGCACTATTACTACTACCCTGAGTCCATCGTGACAGCAGGTACGACTTGGCTGGGCGACAACTTTGACACCGTGCTGTTGTATGGCTCCTTGGTTGAGGCTTACACATTTATGAAAGGTGAGACTGACCTGCTTGCTGTCTACGATGGCAAGTACAAAGAGGCGCTTGCTCTGGCCAAACGTCTGGCCGACGGCCTTGAGAGACAGGACAGTTACCGGTCTGGCCAATACAGACAGGCGGTGACTTGATGGCTTTCACAGGAAACTTTTCGTGCAATTCGTTCAAAACGGGCATGATGAACGGGACGTTCAACTTCACGTCCGGCGCGTTTAAGATTGCCCTTTACACGAACGCTGCATCGCTTGACGCAGCCACCACGGCATACACCACCACTGGCGAGGTCGTGGCAGCAGGCTACGCGGCAGGTGGGCTGGCTTTGACCGTCACGCAGGTCCCCACAACGGGCGGCTCGGGCACCACGGTGTATGTCTCGTTTGGCAATGCCTTTTGGACCGGTGCAATCACGGCGCGTGGTGCTCTGATCTACCAAAGCGGCGGGGGTAACCCGGCTGTGTGCGTCTTGGACTTCGGGTCTGACAAGTCCTCCTCCACCACGTTCACCGTGCAGTTCCCAGCCGTCTCAAACACCTCGGCCATCATAAGGATTGCGTAATGCTTGTAACCACTACCAAAGGCGAAATGGACGAAGCCCTGCTTGAAAAGCGCGAGGGCGCAGTCGATAATGACCATGAGATCACGAAGTGGGTGGAGTACTGGCTCGAAGGCGAATTGGTCCACCGCTCTGTTCACGTTCACTTGAAGAAGAACGTATTTGCTGACGGCGTTGCCGCAGCCATCGCGTAAAGGAAAAAATCATGGCAAACACACAAGCAATGTGTACTTCGTTCAAGGGTGAAATCCTGACGGGGACGCACAACTTTGGCGCAGCCCCAATCCGTGCCGCAGCGACTGCGGACACGTTTAAAGCAGCTTTGTACTTGGCTTCGGCCACCGTCAACGCTACCACTACCGTCTACAGCACCACGGGTGAAGTGACCGGCACAAACTACACCGCAGGTGGCATCAACGTCACCAACGGAACCGCGCCAGCTACCGGGGGCACCACAGGCTACTGGACGCCGTCAGCGAGCTTGGTTTACACCACCGTGACCTTATCCACTGCGTTTGACGCTGTGCTGATCTACAACAGCACACAAGGTAACAAAGCCGTCAGCGTTCATACTTTCGGCTCTCAGACCGTGACTGCTGGTACGTTTACACTGACCATGCCCAGCAATGCTCCGGGCACTGCGCTGATTAACATCGCTTAACTTTTTCACCGGCCTAGGGGAGGACCATGCCTGAAATTTCTGGCGTCTCCTCTGGAACAGGTTGGGGCTCTCTTGGCTGGGGCCTTGAGGGCTGGAGCGGCACGTCGCCTGTCGGCAATGTTACGGCGTCTTTCTCAAAAAGTGCTGCACTCACCGGTGTAAACGGTACTGGCTCTGTAGGCTCTGTCGGCTCTAGTCGCACCGTGGGGCTGTCTGGAGTTGCAGCCACAGGCTCAGCTGGCACCGTTTCAGCTTCTGGTGCGTTTTCGCAGGCACTGACAGGTGTTATCGCAGGCTATGGCTGGGGCTTCCCGGGATGGGGTGGTGGGGGCTGGGGTGGCACGTCTCCAGTTGGCATTGTTACGCCTTCGGCTGTTGTCGGCATCTCTGGGGTTGCTGGCACCGGGTCCGTGGGCTCCGTGAGCCCAAGTCGTGCAGTTGGGATTTCCGGTGTTACCGCTACAGGCTCCGTGGGCACGGTTGCTGTTGGAGCGCGTTTGGTTGCGCTGTCAGGTGTCACGGCCACCGGCTCTGCTGGTTCAATGCTGGCAGCCGTATCCAATCAGGAAAATGGCGTCATTGCCACGGGTAGCGTAGGCAGTGTTGGCTCAAGTCGCACAGTGGGTCTGACGGGCGTCGCGGCTACTGGCGCTGCGGGTACGGTCATTGCTTCATATCCTCGAACGCTTTCTGGCGTCCAAGCCACAGGATCGACTGGCTCTTTAACACCTTCGCTCGAAGTTTCTGAAAATGGCAACACAGCTACCGGGAGTGCAGGTACGGTCGGCGTTTCAGGGGTGTTTACACAAGCTCTTACCGGGGTGTCCTCTGGTACGGGCTGGGGCGGGTTGGGCTGGGGTGCAAGTCCTTGGGGCGGCGTGTCTCCTGTTGGCACAGTCGCAGTTTCTGTCAGTCTTTCAATTACCGGCGTTACCGGGTCAGGATCGGCTGGGTCAGTAAATTCAAGCCGCGCCGTCGGTATTTCTGGCGTTTCTGCAACGGGCTCTGTAGGCAGCATCAGCACAAGCCGAACTGTTGGGTTGTCCGGTGTCACGGCCACTGGCTCTGTTGGCTCGGTGTCGCGAGCTGTCCCTGTCACGTTAGCAATCTCTGGTGTCACGGCCACTGGATTTGTCCGGTCCTTGTTGGCTTCGATCAATATCTGGACGCTGATTGACGACTTTGAAGATGCCAACTGGCAAAACATCACCGACACTCAGACGGCAAACTGGACTGTGGTCGACGGTTCTCAATCCGCAGGCTGGACCGCCATTGTGGACAGTCAGACTCCCGGATGGCAAAATGTGAGCAATCCACAGGCTGCGGGCTGGACCTCTGTTGACGACGCTCAGGCTGCTGCATGGGCTGTAATTCAAAATGCGCAGAGTGCCGGGTGGCAACCAGTGGGAACCAACCAGCCCCCGGGCTGGACCCCAATTAACGATACGCAAACACCGGGCTGGCAAAATGTCCCATCACAGCAAGCACCGGGCTGGAGTGCTGCCGACACGGATGAACCCACCGATTGGGTTTTAGTAAACACGACGTAAGACATACAACCAAGGAACGACAATGCCTAGTACCTATTCAACCAACCTTGCGATCGAACTGATCGGCACAGGTGACCAAGCAGGCTCTTGGGGCTCTTCGACAAACACCAACCTTGGCACGCTGATCGAGCAGGCCATCTCCGGGTACGTCACCCAAGCCATCACGGATGGCGCGGACACGACGATCACAATCCCCAACGGTGCCACAGGCGTTGCCCGGAACATGTTTATTGAATGCACCGGCGCATTGACCGCCGCTCGAAACTTGGTGGTTCCTGCCAACAGAAAGCTGTACTTCATCTTCAACAACACGACTGGCGGTTTTGCAGTCACGGTGAAAGTCAGCGGCCTGACCGGCATCTCGGTCCCCAACGGCAAGAAGATGGTACTGGTCAGCAACGGCACAGACATCTTTGTAGCTGAAAATCATTTGGTCGGGACCTTGGTTGGCAACGTGACTGGCAACGTGACTGGCAACGTCACAGGCAATACGTCAGGTACAGCAGGATCGCTTGCCACCACAAACTGGACGGTCGCCGAATCGGGCGGCAAACTGGTTTTTAGTTATAGCGGTGTTGCAAAATATTCAATTGACTCGTCGGGCAACATGATTGTCACTGGCAACGTGACCGCCTACGGCACACCATAAGGAGTCGAAGCATGACTTTGCCTACCGGAACAATTTCAATGTCGCAGGTAAACACCGAATTGGGGTATGCCGCAACAACGCTGATAAGCCTGAATCAAACGGATGTACGGACTCTTGCTGGCGTGGCCAGTGGGGCCATAAGCATGAACGATTTACGAGGGAAAACAGCGTTTACACTTGCATTCAACAACGCAAATGCTTTCAATTTAAGCACGGCAACATCGAGCAGCACCGCACTTTCAACAATAAATTTTCTCACAACTGGTGGAATCACACTAACAGCGGGCACCACTGCTGGCCCAACAGCTTGGGGCAGCCCTTTAACCACAGGGGTGGGTTCCTTGTATGAGGTCAGTTTGGATATTGCCACCGTGAGCACATCGGGCGGGTTGGGAAAATCGTTTACTGCTTTTGGCACGGGTTACAGCGGAGCTGCCACAACGCCTTGGTTTGCTCTATCAAGCAATCGCTTGGTGGAAGCGCAGGCGTCTGCTGTTACGGGCACCGTGTCCATCACCTCAACAGGCACAGTGCGCGTTCGCAATATTTCCTCGGGCACAACTATAACTCGCGCATACACAATTTATGCCGAGGATACGGCATGATGCCCCCCGCAAAACTGTTAAACACCTTTTGGAGAAAACATGAACTTTATATACAAGATTGAAAACTACTACCCACTCGAAGACCGCGTGTTTGTGGTGTATCAAGCAGAAGGACATGAGCCGCTGGGCGGCTGGGTGTATGTTCCTGAGACGGCAACCAGTGAAGAAATCGTTGCCGCCGTCGAGGCAGCGGCTCCAATTAAGAAGTGGCTTAAAGGGGAAAACGCTGTTGTTGCGGATTTGCTAGGGCAGGACATGGCAGGTGTTGTTTTTGCTGAGGTGGTGCCAGAACCGGCTCCTCCCGCCCCCGCTGAAAGCGCAGAAACTGCAAGCCGTCGGCAACGAAACAGCATGTTGCGCACATCCGATTGGACGCAGCTTGCGGACTCTCCGATAGATGAAACGCAACGCGCTGCTTGGGCCGTGTACCGTCAAGCATTGCGAGATATCACTGCGCAAGCAGGTTTTCCAGAGCACATCAACTGGCCAACACCGCCAACTTTGTAAACGGAGTAATGTATGGACCCCCAAGAGCTGCAAGCAATCAAAGCGCAGGCCCGGCAGGAACTCGACCGGCTTGAAGCGCAAAGCACCGCAAAAGAAGTCGCAGGCAAAGCCATCGGCAAGCACGGTCTGGCGTACATCACCGCCATTGTTGTGGTGGGCGTAGCCTCCAGCCTTGTGCTTGAGGAGTCCAAGATTGCCGCCGTGATTGGTCTGGTGTCTGCGGCCTTGACTGCTTTGATCGCCATGCTCAACGGCATCGCCGGGGCCAACCCCAAGCAAGAGAAGCCTGAGTTTGAAGTCATCAAGAGCCTGATTGACAAGCTGGACAAACTGGATCGCAAGGAGCAGCCCATGAGGGTCACGGTCGAAGGCGAGAAGGTCACGGTCAGCAAGGGCGACGACACCATTACCACGGGGAAATGATATGACGCTGAGCGACCTGAACCCACTGGCGGCCATTGGTGGCAAGCTGATTGATCGCTTCCTGCCTGATCCAGCCGCTGCCGCTGCCGCAAAGTTAGAGTTGGCCCAGATGCAGCAAAACGGGGAACTGGCCCAGATGGCCAACGACACCAAGGTGCTGGAGATTGCCAACGCCAACACCGACAGCGCCCGCGACATGAACGCCAAGGTGCAAGAGTCCACCAACGCCTCTTGGCTGGCCAAGAACACGGCCTACGCGCTCGACATCGGCATCGTCTCGGCCACCATCTTTCTCGCATGGTTTGCGTTCATCAAAGGCGTGCCAGAGGCAAACAAGGAGCTCGTTTACATGGCGCTCGGGTCGCTCATCACTATGTGCGGTACCGTACTGAACTTCCACCGTGGCAGCTCGCAAGGCTCCAAGGACAAGGCAAGTGAAATCCAGAAACTCAAGGATGCAAAATGAAAGAAAATTTCGCTGAAGCACTGCAAAAAGTTCTGCACCACGAAGGCGGCTACGTCAACCATCCAGCTGATCCCGGCGGCATGACCAACCTCGGCGTGACCAAGCGAGTTTGGGAAGAGTGGGTTGGCCATCCTGTCGATGAAAAGACAATGCGCGATCTGACCCCCGTGCAGGTGGCCCCCATGTACAGAGCCAAATACTGGGACAAAGTTAGAGGTGACGATTTACCGACAGGTGTGGATTACACCGTGTTCGACGCTGCGGTAAACAGCGGCCCGGGCCGAGCAGCCAAGTGGTTGCAAGCGTGCGTTGGTGTTGAGCAGGATGGTGGCATCGGCCCCAAGACGCTGGCTGCTGTAAACGCCCGAGACCCTGCCGAGCTCGTCGAGGATTACGCCAAGCGCCGCCTGTCTTTCTTGATGGACTTGCCGCATTGGGCTACATTTGGTAAAGGCTGGAGCCGCCGCGTGGCGGACGTTCAATCCAACGCCACCACTATGACTGCTTGAGACATCCATGCCGCTCCAAAAGCTCCTCCTTCGTCCCGGGGTAAACCGTGAAAACACGTCGTACGCCAACGAAGGTGGGTGGTATGAGTCGGACAAAATTCGTTTTCGTTCGGGGCAACCAGAGAAGCTCGGTGGCTGGGTAAAGGATTCTGGCGCTGTGTCGCCTAACGTGGCCACGGTGGCTACCTACGGCACTGCGTACGCCACCACAATGCCGACCCCTCCGTCTGGCACGTTGTGGGGCATTTGCCGTTCGATGTGGAACTGGGTCACGTTGACGGGCAGCAACCTGCTGTCCTTTGGCACCAACCTGAAGTTCTACATTCAGGACGGCGTCAACGGTTCGTACTACGATGTGACGCCCATTCGCTTGACCCGCACTACTGTGGCCAATGCGTTTACCACCGTCAACCTTTCCCGCGTTGTGACGGTAAACGACCCGGCGCACGGCGCACAGACTGGCGACTTCGTCACAGTCACAGCCACCTCTGGCGCTGTCAACGGTATCCCTGCGGCGACGATGGGCACTACAGCTGCGCCTGTGATGTATCAGGTTACCGTCATTGACGCCAACACGTACACCATCACTGTGGCCACCGCCGCCACTTCTTCGGGTACGTCTGCCGCCACGGCGACGTTTAACTACGAGCTCAGCTCTGGCAACGACATTTACGCGGTAGCTTCTGGCTGGGGCGCGGGCGGCTGGGGCGGTGTGACTACAGGGTTCCCGTCCACTGGCTGGGGTCAAGCAGCTGCCACCGGAGTGGGGGTCAACTTGCGGTTTTGGAGCGAGTCCAACTTTGGTGAAAACCTGATCTTTAACCCGTGCGGTGGCGGCATTTATTTGTGGGCGGCCAACGTAACCCCAACGATCTACGACCGAGCACAGCTGCTTGTGGCGAGTGGTTCCGTGACTGTGAAGAACGGCGCGGGGTCAGGCTCCACAACCGTGTCAATTGACGCCACATGCCCGTCTGCTGCCAACTACGTCATCGTGTCGGACGCCTCGCGCTTCATCATTGCCTTTGGCACCAACGACCCAACAGGGGTATACGCCACATCTGCGGTAGACCCTATGCAGATTCGCTGGTCCGACCAAGAGAGCTTTGCCACTTGGACGCCTGCAATCACCAACCAAGCGGGCGACTACCGGTTGAGCCACGGCTCGGCCATCTATACGGCCATCCAGTCTCGGCAAGAAATTGTGGTGTTCACCGACAGCGCCGTGTACTCGATGCAGTACCTTGGGGCTCCGTATGTCTGGGGTTTCCAATTGCTGGAGGACAACATCTCCATCATCGGACCCAACGCAGTGACGGTCGCATCCAACGTGGTGTATTGGATGGGCATGGACAAGTTCTATGTTTACACGGGTCGGGTCCAATCCTTGCCGTCCACACTGCGCGAGTACGTTTTCACGGACATCAACTTGCAGCAGGGCTTCCAAGTCAACTCTGGAACCAACGAGGGCTACAGCGAAGTCTGGTGGACATACTGTTCTTCCAACTCAAACGTCACCGACCGGTACGTGATTTTTGATTACTTGGACAACGTCTGGTACTACGGTACATGGAACAACTACACCGGCATCCCTCAAGGGCGCACTGCATGGCTGGACAGCTCTTTGCGCAGCTATCCTTTGGCGTCCACCTACGGGGCACCGACAACCACGTCCTCGCGTACCCAAGGCAGCACCACGCTGGTCTACCATGAGAACGGCACAGATGACGGGGCCAACGCCACCACAACGCCGATCGTGGCCTACGTGCAGTCTTCCGACTTCGACATTGGCGATGGCCACAATTTCGGATTTGTCTGGCGGTTGATTCCTGACTTGACCTTTGACGGCTCGTTCGTCAACAACCCCAGTGCAAACTTCACTGTGCGCCCGCGCACCTTCCCCGGTGCCAACTACGGGGCATCCAACAACCCCAGTGTGACCAGCACCCAGAACTATGCAGGCCAGCGAACCTATGCCGTCCAGCAGTTCACCGAGCAGGTCTACGTCCGCATTCGTGGTCGACAGATGGCGTTCAAAGTCAGCTCAGGGGTGCTCAACTCACCGACAGAGGGGCTTGGTGTGCAGTGGCAGTTGGGCGTCTCGCGAATTGATGTTCGACCAGATGGCAGACGTTGACTTATGTATTAAATTAAAATAAAAAGGAAATGTAATGTCAACAAAAAATGTAACGGTCCCACGACTTCCCGCCGCGCCTGTAACGTACAGCGCACAGTTCATGGATTCGATGCTGAACATCCTTCGGCAGTACTTCAACCAGCTGGACAGCGCTGGCCCTATCACGGTGGCCACGCAACGCAGAAGCGCGACAGAAATCGTGGCAGCAATCAGCTGCGCCCAGCCCAGCCCAACATCCGGGGCGGTCGTGATCAGTATGCCAACGCAGGCAGACTTTGCCAACTTGCGCTCTGGTGACATCTACATGGACACGTCCGGCGGGGCCGCGTCAAGCTACCCTCTGAGGATCAAGGCATGATAAAGTCGGATACTCAAAAGACTGCACGCGAGGTGGTGCCTGTGGACGTACGACTTGAAAAAGTAGCGGACATTGAGAACTTTGCTGCGCTGTCTGCCGAGCACTGGGCTGACTTTCATGACCGGCTGCCGCAGTTCAACCAAAACGTGCTGGGGGTGGCCGAGGCCATAGTTGCACGCAAGGAAGGTACGGCCGTAGGATACCTCTTGTTTTTTGTGTTTGACAACCCGTTTTATGACGAGAAGATGTGCTGTGTCGGTATGTACTACCTGAGTAAAGCACATCGAGGCGCGGGTGTAGGGCGACAGATGTTTGCTTGTCTCGAGCAGACGGCAAAAGATATGGGGTGCGCAAAAATCGAGGCCAGCTTCAACCTGAAGCAGCCGCTTGGCGCGTTTTACGAACAACAGGGGTACGCCCCAACGCACGTGTGCGTGGCAAAGGAGCTCGGAAATGGCTGAAGAATACATGTTCTACGACGCAGGGGAGAATTTCACCAACCCAGCGGAGATGATGTTTGAAGAGCAGCAACCCACTTCGTTTGATGCGTTTGGCACCCCCGCGTATGTAGGGTCTCCCGAAGCGATGTACGCCGACCCCACAGGTCTGGCACAACTGCAGTTGTCCGCAATGCAGGGGCAAGATCAAGGGTCTGACAGCTTGTGGAAGTCTTTCGGGCTGGACAAGCTGACCGACAAACAAAAAATGATGCTCGGCGGCGGGCTTGGTTTGCTGGGGCTGATGCAACGAGAGCGCCGGATGTACGGTGCGCCGCAAGCACAAACGTACGACGGCCCGCTGTCCAAGTATGGTTTCAACCCAAGCACATACCAGCCGTACACGTACAAACCTTATGCTGCTGGCGGTATGGCGGATGGCGGCTCAGCGGGCATCGCCAGCCTTGGCGGATACTCTGACGGTGGGCAGCTCCTGCGCGGCCCCGGTGATGGCGTGTCGGACAGCATCCCTGCGGTGATTGGCGGCAAGCAGCCAGCACGACTTGCCGACGGGGAGTTTGTGATCCCTGCACGTATCGTCTCTGAGATCGGCAACGGCTCGACCGAGGCAGGTGCCCGCAAGCTGTACGACATGATGGCACGCATACAAAAAACACGCGCTAAAACCACGGGAAAAAATGCCGTGGCCAAAAACACAAACGCTGCGAAGCATCTTCCAGCATAAGGAGCAGAGCATGCCAGCATGGATTTCAGCAGGTGTCGGGGTCATGGGCCTCTTGGGCGGAGGTCGGAGTAGAGGCGGGGGCTCGTCTCCCAGCGCCACATCCAGTATGCAGTCGGGCATCCCGGACTACGCACGCCCGTATGTGGAAACAATGCTGGGGGCAACGCAGAACCAGCTGTTCAATTACGCGCAGAACCCGGAAACAGGGCAGTACGAGCCCACCACCATCAAACCATATCAGGCCTTTGGTCAAGCAGGCGCTGGTATTGGCCAAGGAGAAATACAAGCGGCGCAGTCTGCCGTTGCTGGGCCGTCCGCTTTGCAAAACCAGTCCTACCAAGGCGCTGCAGGTATGCAGATGCCCGGCCAGTTTGGGATGGCTTCGGGCCTTGCCGGGCTCAGCGCTATGGGTAGCCTGAACGCAGGCAACCAGTACAACCAGATGGCCACCAACCCGTATGCCATGCAGGGGTTCATGTCGCCGTACATGCAGAACGTGGTCAACTCGCAGATGCAAGAGGCCAATCGGAACTTCGACATTTCCGGCACGCAGCAGGCATCGAAAGCGGTTCAGTCGGGAGCGTTTGGCGGCTCACGTGGGGCCATCATGGCCGCTGAAAATGAGCGCAACCGCAACACAGCGCTCGGCGGCATCCAAGCGCAAGGCTTGCAAAGCGCGTTCCAGAATGCCCAGCAGGCGCAGCAGTTCGGGGCCAACCTCGGCTTGCAGGGTTACGGCCAAGCCATTCAAGGCGCGGGCCAGCTGGCCAACATTGGCGGGCAAGAGCTGGGCGCTCAACAAAGCATCTTGGGCCTGCAAAACCAGTTTGGCGCGCAACAGCAAGGTCAGCAACAAAACGTGCTCAACCAAGCGATCCAGAACTACGCCAACACGCAGAACTACCCGCAACAGCAGCTGGCGTTCATGAACTCCCAGTTGCGCGGGCTGCCGCTGACCAACACTACGACAACGCAGTACCAAGCGGCACCCAGCATGCTGTCTCAAGTGGCCGGACTGGGCACGGCTGCGTACGGCGCAAACAAAATGTTTGGCGCAAAAAAGGGCGGCGCGATCAAAGCGCCCGACAACCGCAACAAGAAACCGGGTGGCCTGATGGACTTGGCCCTCGACAAGATGGGAGCCTAAGATGCTCAATGTGCAAGCCTTGACGCAGACGCTGTCTGCCATGCCCCTGAACCAGCTGCAGCAGTACGCGCAGCTGCACCGCAACGACCCGTATGTGGTCACCATGGCGTTGTCGATCGCCAACCAAAAGAAGCAGGCCATGATCGCCCAGCAGGGTCAGGCCGGTATGCAGCCACAGCCAAAGGTTGTTGATAGCGAAATTGCCCAGATGGTCCCCCAGCAGATGCCGGAAGATCAGGGCATCGGCCAGCTTCCCGCAGGCAATATGGACTTTGCCGATGGCGGCATCATTGCGTTTGCTGACGGTGGTGACGTGGAACGCTTCAACGGTTCGCAGTCCCAGTTTGTGCGGGACCTTATAAACCTTCCGCAGCAGTACACCGAGTATCAACAACGTATTCGGGAGTCCGACAGGATCAAGGCGGAGCGCGAAAGAGAAATGGCGCAGCGCCGTCAAGACGAACTTGCCGCTCGCCAAAAAACAAGTTTTGCCAACTACCTGTTTGGAAGCCCTGAGCGCGAAGCAGAAGGTAAGGCGGAGCTTGCCCAGTTAGCTACTACGCCCATCAGAGCTCCCGCAGCGGCACCAAAAGCTGCGCCTACTTTCAGCCCTGAAGAAAGTAGGGCCATGCTTAATCGGGCTGAACAGCCTGCACGAGTAAACCCGGCAGTTTACGGCGCTCCGGTCCCCGCCGCGCCCCCTGTCGATACTACGCCCCGTGTTATCCCCGGTGCCGGTGCTGCCAACGCAGTACTTGGCGCTGCGGCCGCAGGTCCAAAACAACCCACACAGGCAGGGCTTGGGGACTTGTCCGCAATGTATGCGGACATTTTGAAAAAGCAGGACTTCAAAGACCCCGCCGAAGACAAGCTGAAATCGCTGGAAGCAAAAGAGCTGGCTGCCGCCGAAGAAGCCAAAGCTGCGCTTTTACGCGATCAGGCTAAGTTTGACGACGCCTACAAGGGCCGAGAGAAACGCCTGTCTGACCGTGAGACGGACATTGGCAAGCAGAAAGACATCAACACAGGGCTGGCGTTCTTGAACGCTGGGCTGGCCATCATGTCCACACCGGGCGGGTTGGCTGCAGCTGTGGGCAAAGGTGCGCGTGTCGGCACGGAGCAGTTTGCTGCCGGTCTGGACAAGATTCGCTCTGCACAAGAGCGTTTGGATGACGCCCGTGACAAGATGGAAGACTTGAAGCTCAACCGTGCTGAAATGTCTGCCAAGGAAATCCGCGCTGCGGAGAAAGACATCCGCAGCGTTGGTGTAGATGCAGAGAAGCGCGGTATTGAAGGACTTCGTATGGCCGCTGACGTAAACCGCAGAACGGCAGCTGAGATGTTCAAAGCTACTGTGGACGTTGGTGTCAACCGCGAGAAGATTGCGGCAGAGCGTGATAACACCCTTATCCGAGAGCGCGGCGAAAATGCGCGTTCTACTGAACGGCTTAAAGCAACAATCAACGATCCTACGCGTATGGCTTTTATGGCGGAGCTGGAAAAAACAAAAACCAAGGAAAACCCGCAAGGGGACCCTGCTGCCGCATACCAACGCATTGTTGCAATGAAGCGCGAGCCTGTATCAACCGAAAAGTTGCGCGGAGACTGGTTGGATATGGCTAAAAGAATGCAGATTCAAGCGGACTACCCCAACATCAAGACTTTTGAAGATTACGTGACGGTCTTTGGTGGCGGTGTAGGGGGTGCAGGCGCAGGGAGCGACGGCTTACGGGTTGTCGGCGTACGGTAGACTCCGTAAAATAACGCCAGCGCCATGCTGGCGTACTCACAATTCAGGAAATTAGCCATGCCCATTTACAGCGTACAGGGTCCAGATGGACGTATTTATGATGTGGAGGGTCCTGTTGGCGCTTCTGAAGAACAGATTCTGGGCGCGGTACGCCGTCAGTTCTTGCTGACTCCGGCCCCTATGCCGGAAAAAAAGGGCTCTGGGTTGGGCGACATTGCTCGCTCGTTCGGTCTGGGTGCTTTGGGGGCGACTGGCGCACTTGCCAGTGCGGCCGGAGCCGATAACGAAGTTGCCCGCGCTCTTGGTAGAGCCGGTGAAAGCTTGCAAGAAGGCTTCAGCGCAAGCCGCAAAGCCGAGTTGCAGGCACAAGCCGAGCGCATGAAGAAAGCCGAGGCGTCCGGCTCCACCCTTGAAGAGATCAAAGCAGGTGCCCGCAACGTGTTTGAGGCTCCGTTGCAGTCCGCTGCGCAGGCTGTCGGCTCTTTTGCCCCACTCATCCCCACGCTGTTCTTGGCCAAGCCACTGGCGGCTTTGGGTCTTGGTGCACGCGCAATCATGGGCGTTCGCGGCGCAATTGGTGGAGCGCAGGGTGCCGGTGCAGTCAAGCAAAACATATACGACACAGTGCTGGAAGCTGAAAAAGCCGATGGCAAATCCGACGAGCAGGCAAACGCCGCAGCCGCACGTGCACAGGCATACATCAGCGAAAACGCAGACCAGATTCTTTTGGGCACCGGTCTTGGTGTTGCTGCAGGTACTACCGGCGTCGAACGTATTTTGCCCGGCGGAGCACGCGGCGCTGCAAGCAAGGTGCAAGAAGCACTGGCCAAACGGCTGGGCGCACGCACAGCTTCGGGTATTGCAACAGCCGCAGCCGAGATGCCGCTTGAAGGTCTGCAGGGCGGTCAAGAAAGACTGGCGGCCAACCTTGCACTGCAGCGCACGGGCCGTGACATAGATGCGTTTACCGGCGTAGCAGGGCAAGCCACGCAAGAAGCACTGACAGGCGCACTGGGCGCAGGTCCAATCGGGTTTTTGTCACCCGACCGTCGTGCCGAGATTGCAGAAAAAGAGCGCCAGCAAAAAGAGCAAGCTGATGCTGCGGCCGCAGCCGAAGCTGCAAAGAATTCGCCTGAAGCCCTGCGTCAGCTTGACACGGACTTCCGCACAGCGGATCAGCAGCTTAAAGCCTTGAACGCGCAGCTCAACGCGGCCAAGCTTAAGAAGGGGGCCACGGACGAGCAAAAGCAAGCGTACGACAAGCTCAAAGCCCAGCGCGATGCTTTGCTGACAACATACAAACCTTTGCGGCAGGAGTTCATGCAGCGCAAGGGTGCGATTGACGAGATGCAGATGGCCGAGCAGACGGCGCTGGAGACCGCAGCAGCGCAAGGCCAGCCCGCAGCTAAGTTACCGCTACCTTCGGATATCCCCGGCGCACAACCGTTCCAGTTGTCTGACACCTCACGGCTGATGAACGAGTACGACAATCTGCGCAACCAAGTGCGCACTGTTGAGCAACAGTTGGCAGCAGGTCCAGACCTCGATACCCAGACACAGTTGACGCAGCAGCGCGGCCAGATCATGGCGCGTATGGGGGAGATGGCTCCGATCATCGAGCAGCGCGGTGGGGTTACGGACACTGAGCAGGAGTTTGCCAAGAAGCTGGCCGCTGCTGAAAAAGAACGCCTACGACTGTTGGAAATCGGTGACTTTGATGCGGCGGCAAAGCAAGCCCAAGTTGTGCGTGGGTTGCAAGCCCGTGCGCCGTACCTGCAAGAGCTTAATGACTTCCGCACCAAGTCTGGCCAGAACCGTGACTTGTTTGCAGAAGCTCCAGCCCCTGCTGCGACTGAAACAGACGCACAACTCAAGCAGCAAACACTGGAAGAAGAAAAGCAACGCGCTTTGTACGGTCCAGAGGCAAAGAAGGCATCCGCCGAGCAAGCGTTTGGTGAGGCGGAAATTGGTCCTCGTGGTCAGCTAGAGCCCATTACGCCTATGCCTGAGCCTAAAGCACAAACAGGCATAAAGCCAAAACAACTGGAACTGGTCGAGGCTGCCAACGAAAAGGTAGCGGCTGCGCAAACTGCTTTGACAGACGCGGCAAAAACCAAAGACACGCAGGCAATTTACGCTGCCGCAGATGCGCTCAATCAAGCGCAAAGCGAAGGCTCCCGTGCGCAAGATGAAGTGGGCCGCGGTATGTTCCGCCCAGTTGTGCTGGACTTGTTCAGCCCCGCCAACATCATGAATACGGCCATTCAGAACGGTGATACCAAGCTCCTCAATGACTTAGCCACACACTCAAACACTACGGCGTTGCGCGCAGCGCTCAACCAGAACCTTAGCGAGCGCGAGAAGCTGATCAATGTGCTGGAGAACCGCGCCGGTGTTGGCGGTGATGAAAAAGCCATCGACCCTCGTACCGGTGAGCCCGGCGAAAGGCTCAAAAGCGTCAAGCGCGAACGCGCTGATCTGTTCTCCCAACTGTACGATGCCCGTCAGCAAGCACTGTTCAAGAACGGCACGTATCCCGACCGCGAACTGCAAGCCCTGTACGACAAAGGCGGTCCAGCTGCAGTGGAGTACGAGCGCGTCATGCAAGACGTTGAGGACCTGTCCAAGAAAGTCACGACCAAGCAAGGTAACGCCAAGAGGTCTCTGTACGAGCAGCTCGTAGACTTGGCTGCGCAGCACGCAGCGTTGGTGGCGCAAATGGAGTCCGGGATTGCTACGCCCAATCTGCGCGAAAAGACCGCTGCACTGCAAGCAAAGCTGGGTAAGGGTGAAGCTCCGGCCGAGCGCCAGATGGACGCCAAAGAGCGGTTCGACCTGCAGCGCCGCATTGACGGCGTGGTCAACAAGTACCGCCTGACCGAAGGCCAGATTACCCCTATCCGTGACCAGATCATAAAGTTGTACAACAGCTTGTACGAAACTACGCCGCTTGAGAAGACCAGCACAATTGCGGAGCGGCGCGCTCTTGAGTCTGACGAAGCCGCCAAAGGGCCTAAAGCCAAGTCGCGCACTGCGGCCACTGCCACGCGTATTGCCAAGGGCGATGTGCGCAAAGAAGCGGAAACCTCCCAGAAGATGCGCGATCTGGCGCGTGACTTGGGCATGGAAGAAGCTGAGTACAAGGAGTTTGAGAAAGCGCAGACTGACCGTTACGCCGCGCTCAAAGAAGAGTACGGCCGCTACGACCCGGCAGTGGCCGAGTTTCAGCGCAATAGGGCAGAAGCACTGAACGACAAAGCCCTCGAGCTGGGCAAGACCACGCCTGAGTACAAGGCCACGCTGAAAGAACAGATTGAATACGTCAAAGGCGCTCTGGCCCAGAGTAAGCAGACGATTCCAACCAAACGCACAGGGCAAGTTACCCGCAAGCAATCATCCGCGCCCAAGCGACTGCGTAGCTCTTCGCCTGAAAGTAAAGAGCAGTCTGCTGCCGAAGACAGGGCTGTGCGCCTGCGTCGTGGCTCACTCAGAGACATACAAGAAGGTATTGACTCCGAAAGAGAAGGCCGTGAGGAAGAGCGTTTCTTGCGTGGTGTTGAGACTGAAAGCATTGCGCTGAACCGCGACGTGGTTGCGCTGCTTGAAAAAGGCGATGTGCGCGGCGCACTGCTGCTGATCAGTAAAGACCCGGCGGTAGATAAGTTCAGCCAAGCTGTTGCTGCACGTCTTGAGCCGTTCCTCGATGTCACCAAAGTCGAAATTAAAAACGACATGCGCTCTGACGACGGTACGGAAGTCTTGGGCGCAGCCACAAGCAAGTTGATTGAGCTCAACCGCAATGGCGGTCTGTCTGTTGAGACGTTGCTTCACGAAGCCACACACGCTGCAGCCGAGCGCGTTGTGCAGTTGTCTGAGACAAACCCTGATGCGCTTACCAAAGAGCAGAAGCTGGCCCTCAATGAGTTGAAGGCGCTGCACGCCCGCGTTAAAAACGACAAAGGCATCACCAGCAAAAACGCCAAAAGCAGCTTGTCGGAGTTTGTGGCCGAAGTGATGTCCAACCGCAACTTGCAAAAGCAACTGGCCCAGCGTCAGTGGCGCTTGGTGGATGCGTGGAAAGGCGTCAAGTCCATCATCATGCGCATGTTGGGCATGCAAAATGTGCAGACCATGTTCGGTGCATCCGTTGTGGCGGTCGACCAGTTGTTTGTCCCCGCAAGCGCCAAGGTCGGTAAGGGCCGCAAAGAGACACGCGTTACCCGCAGCTTGTCGGCCAAGGACATTGCTGCGCTGGACGACGGCAGCAACTCTATGAAACAGTTTGCTGCCCAGTTCGGCCAACGTATCAAACAAAAGGACCGCACGCCTGACGACGTTGAGCGTATTGGTGCCGATGTGATCGACGAGATGTTGCGCAGCGTGTCGCCGCTGCCGCGCAACATAGGAGCGCCTCGACCTAAAAGCGAAGCAGTAAGAATCCAAGCAGAGCACGATGCAAAGTCTGTTGTAGCGTTGCCGACAGCAGACTCGCTGGATTACAAGGGCATGATTACCATGTCGGACGGCAAAACGTACGACGAGAACAACCCGTTGCACTACGTTGAGGCAACCCCCGCTACGTTTGCTGCATTACAAGCAGTGAATGACCCTAGGTTGCGCGAACGTGAAGCCGAAATAATTGCGTCCCAACGTAAAACTGATTTCCTCAATTTGATAAGTTATTTGATGGGGAACTACGAAAACTACACAACGGTTGAAACAGCGTTGGTGCTCAAAGCTGCGGCTAAATACAGCGCTATTTCGGGCAGCAACGGACGTTTGAAACTTGTCGAGATTGGTAAAGACAACCGCCACCCTATTTCTGTGGTGGGTAAAGAAGCTGCCGACGCGGTCATCGAGCAGTTGCGTGCAGGCAAGGGCCTCAAGCAAGCCTTCTTGGACGGTCTGCAAAAAAACGCAGACGACAACGCCAAGAACAACGAGCGCAAGAACGGTTGGAAAAAGTTTGACCAAGCTGCCGATGACACCCCACTGCTTACTACGCTTTACACCAACGAAGAAGTTGCAGAAGCGGAAGCAAGGGCAGTAAACGACGGCTTAGAATTTGGCCCCGACGCAGGCCACAACAACATTGATGACGTTATCGAGGCGTTGGTGGAAAGCGGGTACTTGCCGTTTAAGGGGGGCGCAAACAACCTCGAAAAAGCAGCCATTGAATTGAACGCAGCGTGTGCCGGTACGCCGTGGTGTACGGGCAGCGGCAACTTGCAGTATGCACGGGGGCAAATTGAAAGCGGTGACTTTTACGTCTACTACAACAAGGGGCGTCCTGAAGTTGCAGTGCGCATGGATGGGCAAGACCAGATTGGTGAAGTTCGCGGCAACAACCCTAACCAAGCGCTTGACCCTGCACAGCAACAACTTGCTGCAAACTTTCTACGCTCAAACAAGTTTAAAGATGCGGATGAGTACCTTTCCGAGTTTGAGCGCCGTGAAGCGTTGGTCAAGTTGGCTAAAGGCGAAACAAAATTGGGTGTCAGTGATTTGCTGGGTAAAAAAAGCCCACTAAACAACGACGGTGAAATAGATAAATCTGCGGTAAATAGATTATTGCGCTTTAATAAAATTGACGGGTACCGCAACCGCCCAAGCCCTGTCGATGGCGTCGTTAAGTTTTTTGGAGATCAGTACTTTGACGCGGCAACCAATGCCTACGAAAATAACGAGTTTGTATTTTCAGATGTTCGCGTAGGTTTTGATTCGGTAACACGCGGCTTTGAAGTGGATTTTGCTGGCAGAAAATACAAAGCTACTGTAAACACGCTTAGAGCCGCAAAAGAGTTAACAATATCAACGCCTGCTCTTAGCCGCGATCGCGTTAAAGCAATTGTTTTGCCTAACTTTGAAAGCGTTAAAGACATTGATATTTTTGAAGGCAGACTGGAATTGCCTGCGCTTAAATCAGTAAATCAAGTTTTGTTCTTCCGAAGTGTGTACGGTGGGGGAAAGCGTGCCACGCTCGTGCTTCCGCCAGATGCACGTGTTGGCGAAGTGCGGGGGCATGGGGAAAAAGCAAACGGTGTTATTGAAGGGCCGCAGACTGTTAATCTTGTAACGCTTGCTCGCGGAAACGGTGAGTTGATTTTGGATTTGCCGGACACGAAATACGTCGCCGTTGCAAACGATACAAAAAGCATAGCCCGGAATTTTGCATCTCAAGCGGTGGAGGCTGTTGATGACGTGCTGGAAGCGGAGGGTATGGGTTTTTCCACTAGGATGCGTGCAAGACGTGGCGAAGATACGCCGGAAAAAAACGCAACATACCAGTCGGTTGCAAGACCGGCCCTCAAAAAGTTTTTTGATGCGCTAGAAAAAACCTTTGGGTACGAGGCGTATGAGCACGCACTGAACAACAGCGACACGGCGCAAGCGTACAGAAACACACACGATTACAAAAGGGCATTTGAGTCCGCCGTAAACGATGTGTTGGAGCTTAACAAGTACTCCCGCGAAGCCTTTGACAAAATGGCGGAGGTAATAAAAACTGCCACGGGTAAGGAAGTGGCGTACCCAGAAGGCGAATTGATTGCGCCCAAGCGCGTGGGCGATCCGCCATACGGCGCGGAGTTTACCGAAGCCCCGGAAGAGCGCCGCTTTGCTCCCAAGGATGTGGGCGTGCAAGAAGACAAGAAAGGTGTGTTCTCGTTTGCCCGCAAGCAGGTCAACTCGTCGTCTGTGGTTGCGCGTGAACCGGGCATTGTGGACACCATACTGGGCAACATGCTCGGCCTTGCAGGCCGCGTGCAGTTCGTCGACCAGTACGCAGCTTTGGAAGCCGCCACCAAGAAGGGCTTGAGCGATGGCGTTATCAGCAGTCTGGAGGCTACCAACGCCAATTACCTGCTGCGGTTTGGCCAGCAGCGCAGCCAGTTTGCTGGACAGTTCCTGACCAATGGTCCGGTCAAGGCTGAGATCACACGCAAGAACGGTGGTGCTGAGACGGTATACCGCAGCACCAAGGGTACGTCCATGGTGGACGTTGCACAGGCGCTCAACAAGGCCAAGCTGTCCAACGACGTGGAGCAGGAGAACATGTTCACGTTATATATGGCAGGCAAGCGTGCACAGCAAGTTGGTTGGGACAAGCTCAACTTCTCTAGCCCCAAGCAAGCCAAGGCCGAGTACGACGCTGTCATTGCGCGTTTGAACAACAACGATACCGCCAAGAAAGCGTTTGAAGAAGCGGCCAAGCTGTACCAACAGTACAACGCCGGGTTGCTGGACTTCCTTGCGCAGACAGGCGCGTTGTCGGGCAGTAAGGTAGCCGAGCTCAAAGCAATCAGCTACGTGCCTTTCTACCGGGTGAACAACAACGGCGAAGTGCAGTTGATGGTGGACAAAGAGCGCCCAGTGCGGATTGCCAACATCAAAGACCAGCCGCAGCTTAAAGAGCTGGTTGGTGGCAACACGGCCATCTTGCCGATCTTTACCAGCGCTGCGCAGAACACGTTCATGCTGACTGGCATGGGCTTGCGCAACCAAGCGGTTAAGGAGACCTCCTTTATGCTGCAAAAGCTGGGCATTGCCAGCCGCGTAGCGCCGGGCAACGGTCCGACAGGAGCCAACGTGGTGCGTTTCTTCAAGAAGGGCGAACCGCACTACGCTTTGATCGACACCGATGCGTACGGTATTCCGGCCGAGCTGATTGTGCGCGGCATGGAGGGTATCAAGACCACGCTGCCCGCCATCGTCAAGCTGCTGGGCATGCCCGCCAACATCCTGCGCTCGTTCGTTGTGCGTAACCCTGCCTACGCTGTGCGTCAGATCATCCGTGATCCCCTGAACGCTTGGTTGACAACCGGCAGTGACGCGGTGCCTGTGCTCTCATCCATGAAAGAGCTGGCCAAAATGGTCGCTGGCCGCAGTGACGCCGAGCGCACGCTCATGGAAACAGGCGCGATCAGCAGCAACGTCTACAGCGGCGATGAGCAGGATATGGCCAAGTTCTTGAAAGACATGTCAGCAGGCAAGTCCGGCTGGGATAAAGCCACGACTATGCTCGACACGTTTGCGCTGCAAGGCGATGCCGCTACACGCGCTGTGATCTACAAGGACTCGCTGGCCAAGGGTATGTCTGAGCAAGAAGCGCTGCTGCGCACACTGGAGTCGATGAACTTCAGCCGTCGTGGCGTGTCGCCAAGCATGCAAGCACTGTCTACGCTCATCCCGTTCTTCAACGCACAGGTGCAAGGTCTGGACGTGATCTACCGCGCCATGAAGGGCGACATGCCGTACAGCCAACAGCTCGACATCCGGGGCAAGATGGTGCGCCGTGGTCTGATGCTGGCCGCAGGCACGATTGCCTACGCTGCCATGATGGAGGACGACGAAGCCTACAAACGCGCCAAGCCTGAAGAGCGCCTTGCCAACTGGTTTGTGTATGTGCCCGGTATTGACGAGCCTGTGCGCGTACCAATCCCGTTTGAAATGGGCTTCTTGTTCAAGGCGTTGCCTGAAGCTGTGTACGCCATGGCCATGCAAGACGGCAAAGCGGATGCTGCGCTGAGCGGGCTGTCCAAACTGGCTTTGCAGACTGTTCCTTTGAGCCTGCCCCAAGCCGTTAAACCGCTCACAGAGGCGATATTGGGCAAGTCGTTCTACAGTGGCGACATTGAGTCCGTCAGAGAGAAAGACGTGCTGGCTACGCAGCGCTACCGCGACAACTCCACAGAGCTGGCCAAGACAATTGGCGCAGTAACAGGCAACGTGGGGCTCAGTCCCATCACGATCGACTATCTGATTCGTGGGTACACAGGTGGGCTGGGTATTGCGTTGGTGCAGTTGGCCAACCCAATACTGGCTTCGGACACAAAGGCAGAAGTTGCCGAGCCCACAACCAAGATCAGCAAGCAGCCGTTCATCGGAGGTTTGTTCCAGCCTGTCGAGGGCCGGGGTACGTTGGACGAAGCCTACGACCGTATGAACGAAATCAAGCAGGTCAAGGGCACGTTCAACGACCTTGTGGAAAAAGGCAAGCGTGCTGAAGCAATGGCGTTTGCTCAGGAGTATTCCGACAAGCTGGCCGCAGCATCCGTCTCAGGCAGCGTGCAAAAGCGTCTGGGAGAGTTGGCCAAACTGGAGCGCCAGATCAAGAGCAGTCCAAACCTGACCACCGAGCAAAAAGATGTGCGTTTGGCGCAACTCGACAAACTCAAGACGGCAACAGCAACGCAGTTTCTTTCAATAACCGCTCAGCGGTAAAACCACACCCCGCTGAGTCCCTTGTGGACGGCGGGGTAGGCTTTGGCGTCGAAGATGCGGCAGCGCAGCGCCTCACTGAGACCTGCTTTGCGCACTTGCTCCGTGTTGAGGCAGGGGACGAAAAACCCCTGCCCCCGCTCAACTCTTGCCCAAGGGAATGCTCTGGAGTACCGAGTCATCGAGTGTGCTCATGTTCGCGCTCAGGCGCAGTGTGGATACGCGCATCGGAGGGCCGTCCGTCTTGGCCATCATGTCCTTCTTGATAACCTGCTGCACGATGAACGACTGTGCAATCTCCGTCTTGAACGTGGCGTAACTGAAGCTCATGTTGGAGCAAAACGCACGGAGCAGGCGCTCCTCAATGTAGTAGTCGATGTAGCCCGGATTGACGCCGTGCTCGACCCGACCCATGATCTCTTGCCGCGTGGTTGTCTTACCCACACTGGTGCCGTCCCCAAACATGGCCGCTGGACTGGCCTTCTCGCCGTACTTGACGATGACGAACTTGCCTTGGAACTCTTGGGTGTAGGCGTTGAGCACATCTTCTGCCGTGCGCTTGCCGCCTTTGATGCACTGGCGCTGGTTGTTGATCTGACGGCGGTATGACTCAATGATCTCCTGCAAGGGGATGTTGACGATACCCGCATGCTTGTCGCTCAAGATTAAACCCGCCGCAACGATTGCGCCAACACCGGCCATCCAGTACCGCTCGTCGTTGGGGGCCTTGTACTCGTCGTACATGCGGCGTGTGCACTCGGGCACCAGCTCACGCAGCAAAGCCACGTTGTCCACAAAAAACTGCGCCAGAACCTCACCTGCTACGGCAAAGTTTGATGGCAACGACTTGATGATCTCGATCTCGTCTTGCGACCACTCCAGCTTCACATCCATGTTGAACTCGATCATGCGGCGCAGCTCACCCTCGGAGGAGTGCTTGCGCTCACCGGTCATGTAGTCAACGGCAGGGCGGTTGGAGGACATCAACGCCAGCGTGGCCCATGTGGACAGGTTCAGGCGCTCTTTGTTGGTGCCCGACTCCATACGCTCTTTGCCGCGCCCTTCGCTCATACTGAACAAGAAGGCGGGAAACCACTCAAAGTCTTTGCGGTTGTTGGTGGTGATCTCGTCCGTGATGAGCGGCAAGCTGCGCAAGTGGCCAAGGCGCTGCTGCATGGCAACAGGTGATGTGCCCGAGCCTGTGCGGTAGTGGATCGGATGGCCCCAGATGGACGCAGCTGCGTCCAGTGACAGTGACTTGCCTGTACCTGACTCAGTGGACGCTACGTGCACCGTCATACCTAGCAAGCCTGTGAACTTCATCAAGGGCGCGGCAGCACCAGCCAGCACCACCGCCAGTTGATCCCACATCTTGCGCCGCACCATCATGTTGATGACCTTGCGCCAGTTCTCCAGCGTGCCGGTAGGCTTGGTGCTGGCCACGATGTTCTGCAACTCGGACATAGGCACCATGACAGGCTTGCGGTTTGCGCTGTACACCCGACTTGCAAACACAAAGGTGCCGTCGTCTTGCCATCCGTAGCTGGGCGGCATCTTGATTGGGGACTTCTCCACGCTGATCTTCTCAACACTGGCGCGGATGTACTCGTAGAAATTCTTGTCGTTGCCTGAACCAAATGCCGCCATGACGTTCTGGTTGGCCAAGTGCTTGACTGTCTCGTCCTTACTGGCCATGCACTTTTGCGGCACCAGCACCTCATGCAACTGCTTATTCTTGATGACGCAGAAGTGCACCTCGTGGCTGCCGTTGTTGTTCAGGATGTCCACCGGGAATATGGTGTTGGAGCAAAGCAACAGGCGCTTTTTGATGGCGTGCCCGTCAGCGTCCTCCTCGTCGCGTTCCAAAAAAACACCCCCCCGCTCCCCAAACGCATACCCCCTTGGGGGCTCAGGCTGGGCGATCTCCACAGTATCGGCATCGGGCGCTGCGCTGTCCTGCACCTCGACCGTAGTCTCGTTAGTGACTACTGACATTTCTCTGCCCCACAGCAGTGGGTTGGTGATCTTGCCCCAGTGCCGACACTTGCGGCACACGCCGGGATTCATGTCATCCATGGCAGCGCATGAGTACGGGCCTTTGATCTCAGCCAGCTTCTGGTGCATACGCTCATGGGGATATGGGTGCAGGTCACTCAGCCACGTAGAGGCTTTCGCACCATCTGCGCAGACCTTGGCCCAACTGAGCATCCCACGCCAGATCGGCTCCATGCCATCGTCCGACGCGTTCTCCACGTAGTTCTCAAGCTGGGCGCATCCCGATCCGTTTTTGGTTTTGAGCAGGATTTTTTTGAAAAACGTCGCACTGTTTTGCGTGAGCGCCGTTAACGTGGACGGCGCGCTGACACCCGTTGGCCTGTGTCCCGGCAGCGCCAGCGCTGTGCTGGCAGGCTTCTTCACGAAGTCTGGACCGAACCCCTCGGCTATCAGGATGGCCTCGATGTCGGCCACGGCAAACTTGTTGCCCTCGGCCATGCTGCGCACCCGAGTGGCTTCGCGTACGGCCTTGCCGTTCTTCACGCCTGTGTTGGTCGAGTCAGGTACGCGTAAGACTCGGGAAGCATCGCCTGTGACAGCGGCGTCGATGGCCAGCCCGTGCTTGTTGCACAGCTCTTTGAAACGCTTGGCCAGCGGATACCAGTCTTCTTTGAACATCATCTCGTCCAGCGGCCAGTAAGCGTGAATGCCGCCGCCTGAATGCACCAGCCACGGGTCGCCCAGTCCCGCCAGCCCCGTGTCCTCACAGAACTTCTGCAAGGCTTGCACCGCAGCTTTGGCGTTGGGGTATGCCTTGGGCTTGACCACTCCCTCTTCGTTGGGGATGTCCTTGGGGTGGTTGCAGTCAAGGTCTACGGCCAGCACTTGGCTTGCGTGCATGTTCTCCTTGGTGCGGTCCTTGTCTGTGCCGAACGTGCCCAGCGCAAAATAGGTGTCATACCCCGCTTTGGCCCACTTCTCCACCGTGGGCATGAGTTCCTCAATTGTTTGTCCGTAAACGTGTTGTTTTTTCTTTGTAAGCTCTACCGCGCAGTAATAGCCGTTTCCCGGAGACGGCAAAACCGCCGCCATCAAATCGAGCGGAGTCATGAGGGTCCTTCGGGAACGGTTTACTTGAGGTCGTCTTCAGCGGTGTCCAGCAGCGCAGCAAAGCGCTCGTACAGGTCTTTCACGACTTCAGCAGGCACAACGTAGTTGGCCATGTAGATGTGCGTCAACAGCTCTTCGTTACTCAGGGTTTGAGGTTGTACTCGTGACATATTTTTCTCCATGCCTCATCCGCGGTGTTTGAGGACTGCATTATTGTTAAAAGGGTTTCCACACGGTGGCGGTACGCGACAAAGACTTCTGATCCGGTGAACCAATTATATACGGTCTGCCGTGTGACGCCAAGCGCGTACGCGATCTTGGTGACTGGGAACTCCAAATGGATGGCCCAACGCCCAAGCTGGTTGCCCAGAGACTTGGGCGTGTTGGCCACGTCGTCAATGATTTTTTGTGAGTAGGCCATGGTGTTTTAGGTGGGGGGTCCAGCGGACCAGCTTTGACGGCACCGCATGGGTACTGGTCGAGGCGACTTCAACTGCACCCCCCGATTCTTATGTCTTGGCAGGGAACAGTTGCGACAGCACGGACTCGTACTGGGTCTTGCGGCGCTCAAGCAGAGCGACCTTGTCCAGCTTGTCCAGCAGGCTTGGGAAGTTGATGTCTTCCTTGGAGCACTGCTCTTGGATGTCGGCCTCAAGGCGGATCAGCTCGTCGTCCAGCTTGGCCATCTCCAGCTCGGCTTGGCTGCGAACCTTGCGCGCGCGGATGGGGGCCAGTGCCTCTGACAGTTTTTCTTTGGACAGGGCGATGATTTCTGCGAATGGTTTGAGTTTCATGTTGCTTCTCCAGTGAGTAAAATTTTGTTGTCTGCTTTGCTGAGAAAACCCAGCGGGTCGTTGAGGTCAGGTTTTGGTGTCGGGTTCACCAGTTTTTCCTGCTGCTGTGCCGGGTTGTAATACGAGTTTTGCATCCGGCGGTACTCCTCCTCTTGTCGGCGGCGAAACTCTTCCTCTTGGCGGCGATAGTGGTCAGCGCCCACGTACATGTCGCGGTTAACGTCGTAGTACATGCTGCCCTGTATTGTTCCAATTGCCATGTGCTTCTCCTTGTAGGTGGGGGTACTCGCTGCGTCTGTGATCATGAAGCGGGGTGGAGTTGCACCACGACCTGACGCCCGCACAGCATCCGCTTTCCCCCCGATTCAATTACTCGTCGTCCCAATCGGCCACGATGTCAGCCAGCTTGGATTTCTTGGCAGGCACGGCACCGCCTTTGGCGGTCTCCTTGCGCACTTCCGGTTCGTCGTCAGCTTCGGCCACGGACTCAGCCTTGACCTTGGCCTTGGGTTTAGCGGCCTTGGCTCGCTCAGCGGCAATTGCTGCATCATCTTCCTCGTCCAGCATCTCACCCATGGGCTTGGTAACGGGCTTGGGGGCAGCGCCGGGGATAGCCATGGGCGCAGCCTTCACACCGTCAGCTTGCGCCACGGTGAGGGTCACAGCCTTCTTGGCGTCGTCAGAGTCGCCTTGCGCCACAGCGATCGGGTACTCGTCGTCCGTCAACCAGCGCGTAGGCGCGAAGAACAGCTTGGGAGACTCGGCCTTGGTGTCGAACTTCATGCGCGTGACGATCTGCTCGGGGTTAACCGGAGGTGTCTGCGCTGCCAAGTAGCGGGCGTAGGCTTGCAGGGGACGCTTGTCGCCATCTTCCTTGCCGAAGATGCTGGTCGCTGGGAGTGTTAGTTGCAGCACATCACCTTCAGGGTTGTTGGCCAGCACAACAGCAAGGCGCTGTTGGAAGCGGCAGGCGCGGCTATTACCGTTACCGGAACCGGCTTCGTTCTGCGGGCAACCCATGCAGGTTGCGTGCTGTGGGGCCTTGAGGGTTGCGTCAGGCTTCTCGCCGTCATTGCTCCAGCAGTCAGGACGCACAATCTTGTCGGCATCGTAAGCGCCAGCGTAGAAGATGCGGCTGACCTTAGGGGCAGCACGGACGATGATGACGTCAAGGTGACGGTCTTCGATGCTGGTGACTTCCTTGCCACCTGCCACCAGACGGAACACGCCGCCTTTGATGGAGATGCGCTTGGTCATCACTCCGTCGCCGCCCGTCAGGGCGCGTGCTGTGTCAGACAACTCGTTGTTACGAGCAAATGCGGGGACGTTGGCTGAACTAAAAAGCGTAATGTTGCTCATGATATTGCGTTACTTTCGGATTGGTGTTACACGAATGTCGAACCCAGTGACTGAGTTCAAACCCGGCGGCAGTACGCCGGGGTTTTCTTCCAAGAACTGCGCCATGTTGGACTGGGCGATGCGCTTCTCCAACAGGTCCACGACTTGATGCTCAAGCACGAATGCTTTGAACGAGTCCCAGTCCTGCGTGTTGTAGCGCGTCGATTTCATCAACGACACGGTTCCAGAGGAAGTCTTGACCGATGTCAGGCCGAGGGCCTTCATCTGGTCTTTGATGGCTAGGCGAATTGCTTCGCGCTGTTCTTCAAGGTCAGCCAGCGCTTTGTCGAGCTGGGCTTGCTTGGCCTTGATCTTGGCGTGGATGGCGACCAGCTTGTCGAGCGGAATTGCTTCGACTTCCGGTGCGTCTTCGAGGTCTTGAGTCATTGCTTTCTCCTAATGTTTTTGTCAAGAGTTGGACAGTTTACATGGATTTTTTCTTGTTGCAACTCCTTTTTAAAAAATAGTGGCGTGTGTATGCAGCGCCTGCTCCGCAACTTTGCGTGCGGCTATGGCGCTGGGGATGTCTTTGAAAAACCCTATCAGGTGGACTGCGCCTTCGTGTTGTATGCGCACGCGCCACGCGTTTCTTCGCGTGTACCAGCCGATGCCTTTGTGCCCGCTGGCGTTATTGCGGTACACCTGCTTGTTCTGGTTGTTTTGCCCGTCCGTTACCTCACGCAGATTGGCGATACGGTTGTTGGTTTTATTGCGATCTCTGTGGTCCAAGAGACTTGCGGGGTCTACGCCGTAAACATACATCCACGCAAGCCGATGCGCTTTGTAGTTTCGCCCGCCGAGACCGATATAGACGTAACCGGTTTTGTGTAGCCAACCTGCCTCACGTCCTGCGGCAGCAGTGCCGTTGCTTTTTCGCCAAGTGAATACGCCCGTGGTAGGCGAGTAGTCCAACAGTGCGTGCAGCACTTTCTGCGGAGGCAGCGGTATAATTTTGCGAGTCATACGAAGTGTCTTTCGTGTTGATTAGAAGCCCTGCTCCATTCCCGTGGCGCAGGGCTTTGCCATTTTAGCCCTGAATTTCCAGCGTAAACATCTCGGTCAACAAACTGCTATCGCTTACTTTCGCTGCGAGGGCTTTGAACATCTTGGCCTCCACCGGGGAGCTCTGGATGTGGAACACTGTCACCTTGTCGGAGTCCTGCCCCTTGCGGTCGGCACGGGCAATACACTGGATGTACTGCTCAACGCTCATCAAGGGACCGTAGAACACCACGGTGTCAGCGGCAGTCAACGTAATACCGTGGGCTGTGGCTTGTGGCTGCATGACCAGCACCCTCGGGTCGGGGTCGGTCTGGAAGCGGTGAATGATGTCCCCGCGCTTGGTTGCAGACACACCGCCATGGATGCACTCGTTGGTGATGCCCTTGGATGTCAGATGCTTCTGGATGGTCTCGATGCTGGCGCGGAACAACGCGAAGATGATGACCTTGCGCTGCGTCTCTTCCAAAATTTCTTCCAGCACGCCAAGCCGGGGGCCAGCGTCGAACTCCACCACCTCTTTGGTATCCGTGAGCGCAGCGCCGCAACTCACTTGCAGCAGCTTGCTCAGCATAGCAGCTGCGTTGACCGCTGTGATGATCTCTCCG